ATTTATCAATACGAATCAGCAAAATATACAGATAAAGATGATAACTGGAAAAGCGATATTCATTTAGGAAAACTTCTTTGTATTAAAAGAGCGAAAGTATCTAACATGTGGCATGAGATGTGGAGTAACCCTGAACAAATGTTCCAAGTTAAGGGTACTAACGAAGAAACCCAAGAGAATGCAGATAGTCAAAAAATGTCAATTGTTGATGCACTTAATAAAATGAATATCGGCAGACAATACGATGAGGCTATTGACAACCTTATCGATGTTGGCGAGGCTATTTTGTTTGTTGATTGGTTAGAAAAAAAGAAAACCGTTAAACGTTTTAGAGGTGGAAATTTTGTAGTTGAAAAAATTCTACGTACTTTCAATGGCGGTAAACCTTTGCAAGAAAAAATTGAATTGCCATATTATCAAAACGCACGTGTTAGAGCAATTGACCCTTTAATGTTCGTTTTTGATACTGCAAATTTTAATAAAAACGATATTGACACTTTCGACCATTGCCAAAAAATTTGGAAAAGGTTTGAAACTCTTGAGGCATTGAAAGAGGATAAAAATTATACAATTACTCAAGATATCATTGAAGAATTGCGAATCGAAAACGATAAAACAGAAAATGAAAATTATACAACATCTGATTATATCGATGAGGACACAAAGGGCAACGGCTACGAAGTTTTACTTATGCACGGTGATATTACATATAATGGAGTTTTGTATAAAAACTATATCGCCGAGGTTTTGGCAGGTAAATATTTGATTAGATTCGAAGAAAATCCTTTGTATATTAATCCATTCATTTTGTCTGCTTTAGAGTTTAGCCCTATTACAAAACGTGGTATCTCTATGTTAAAAGCACCTTACGAACTTTGCAAGGTACAAGAAGATTTATTCAACACTGCAATTGACATGCAGAAACTTCATGCTTTGCCACCTCAATATGCAAAAGAAACTTTTTTTGACGAAACAATGAAAGAATTGCGATTGAAACCAGGGAAAGTAATCAAACTAAAAAAAGATTTTTCAGGCGAATATCCGCAAGCCGTAACAATTTCACCTACTGCTTTAGATAGTTTTGTTGTTGGAGTTGGGAACTCTATTGATAACCTTTCAAGCACAAACAACAACCTTAACGGTACAGTTATGCACTCTGACCGCAAGGCTACAGAGTTACAGTTAGCAGATAAAGGGGCAAAAACTCAAATTTCTAAAGAGTTAGATACTATCAATCAAAATTTGACTATTCCTATGATTGAAAAAGTTGCCGAAGTTTTAGCAATGTTTAAAGACGGCACAGACTATATTTTTACAAAGGAAAAAGGCAAAAACAAAGAGTTACGCATTACAAACGAAATTAGACAGGCTCAATATCATTACACTTATGAAGATAGAAATGCATTGCTTGAACAAAAAGGCAAATTTCAAGAATTATTTCAACTATTCCAAAGTGTTGCACAAGACCCTGAACTACGTCAAATGTGTAATTGGCGAGAACTCATTACAACTGCGGTTGAGTTGGTTGGCTTTGATAATTCTGATAAATTCTTTATGCCTGAAAGTCCATTAACTGCAATTTATCAGCAATTAACTCAAGCACCACCTGAAGTACAAGAACAAATCGCTCAACAATTGCAAATGGTGTTACAACAAATGCAAATGCAACAACAGGCACAGGAACAAGGGCAACAACAAATAGCACAACAACCACAAAATCCGCAAGAGGAACAACTATCAAATGAGCAACCGCAACAATACATTTAATCTAGGAGTTGAAAAGAACGTTTTTCAAAATTGGGATAAAGACGGCAATGTGTATTATACCGATGAAAACGGCAACCCTATACAAGATAATAGTCTTAATTCTCTTGAAAAACTAGGCAGAAATATTCAAACAAAAACTAATAATCTTTTTCAATTTCTTGAGAATGAAAACCCTGAAAGCGAAGATTATAAACGTAAGGCAAATATCATCTTGGGGCTTTTAACTGCTCCAGTTGGTGCAGGTGCAAAGTTTACTTCTTGGGGAGTTGGTAAACTTGCCCCAGTGTTAGGCGAAAAAATGGCAACTAAAACCGTTCAAGGTATTGGGGGCGGTTTAGTTGGCGGTGGTATTGAGGGGGTTGGACGTGGACTTATTGAAGATGAAAACCCTCTTAAAACAGGGGTCAGTGATGCGACATTAGGTGCTTTGTTTGGTGGTTTAGGCGGTTACTCTATGGGTAAGTTAGGCAAGCATTTTGACGGTTTAAACCTATACGGAAATCCTCAAAAACAAGAGCAATATTTTAATGACTACATTGACGGCTTAAACGACTATTCAAAACCTCTAGCAGAATTTAGAGCGAAACAATTGGGGTATGATTATAGCCCTAAAAATAATGAAAAATTTTACGACTTGAATTATCGAGATGAATGAGTTAAAATAGACGGTAAAGATTACCGAGTTTTAAATTTACCTAAAAAAGACTACGGAAAAATTCTTCACATAATAGATACGAACATAAATCAAGATGATTACATAGGAAAGGTTATATATAAATCAGACGATAAATATACTTATACTTTTCAAAAAACATCACCGATTGACTACAAATTTATAGGACGTAAGAAAATTAAATGAGTTGGCAAGAAAGACTTGTAACCACGGATACCGCAAAAGAATTATATAACAGAATAGAGCCCATTTTAAAAGAAAGAACAGAGAAAGGCGATGAAAGTCTTTATGCAACTTTTTTATATTTAGAACAAGAAGAGCAACAAAAAGAGTTACTCAATTTAATAAAAAGCAGAAAAAATATTACAGATGATGAAATTGCAATAAAAATTTTAGAAATTAGTTTAAAAAATTATGATTAACACGTTAACGTAGACTATTGCAAACGAGCAAAAATAACCGGATTTATTCCATAAAGGTTATTGTCTACCTTATAAGCACCTGAAAAGGTGCTTTTTTAGTGTCCGATTTCACAAGTCCTACAATAGAACTATGGAAATAAACGCAAGAAAAAGAGAATTAAACAACCTTTATAATTCACCAGTTGGTAAACTTGCCATTGAAGAATTAAGCGACTATGTAACTGATAGTGCTACAGGCAACATCAATTCAGACGTTCTAAAAGGTATGTGTTTAATTCTTGCACACGTAAAAGAATTAGCAAAAATTGAAAGGACTTAAACATGACTGAATCAATGACAATGTCAACACCCACAACAACACAAGCAGACACTTCTACAAGCGAACCTACAAATCAAACCGTAGATACTTCAACTGCAGAACCTACAAATGATGTTATGGCTGACAACGGCAACGACGACGGACAAGAGAACCACCAAGGCAGCGAAGAATTACTTGCAGGAAAGTTTAAAACGCAAGAAGAACTTGCAAAGGCTTACAAAGAATTAGAGCCGATTGTAGGACAAGCAGGTCAATACAAGAAACGTATTGAAGAACTTGAAACGCAATTAAAATCGCAAGAAGAAACAAAGCAAAAACAGGCGGAACAAAAGCAACAAGAACAATTGCAACTTGCAAAAAATCAAGGTTTTAACTCTTATGAAGAATTAGAAATCAACAACAAGTGCAAAATTGCAGAGTTTGAGTATCTTGCTAACAACCTATCACAAGTTAACGATGAATATTTTGAAAATGCTCGTCAAGCCTTAATTCATTACTACAACACAAATGATGTGAGATACCTTAACGAGGCTAAAAAATATTTCAACGCAGATACTCTTGAAAAATGTTCGCTTGCTAAAAATGATTTAAAAAATCAATTAACAAACGAGTTACAAGCAAAGAAAAAAGCAGACTTCGTAAAAAATCAAAACGAGTTTATTAACTCTCTTGAGACAAACGAAGTTAACAAAGACTTTTTACAAGATATCTCAAATAATTCTGCCAAGGCTGATGCTTTAAAAGTATTCTTTCATCAAGGCTTAATTCAATCGCAAGAAGATTTTGACGTTTTCAAAATTTTGTATAATGCAGTTGAGGAGCAAGCCGTTAAGAACTTTCAAGCAAGACAACAAGCCGAAACTAACCTTGAAACAGAACAAAACAAAGCCAGTTTTAGCAACGGCGGAAATTCTCAAAACAACAATTTTGGTAATAGCAAATTGACCTACGATTACATCGAAAATTGTACAAGCGAAGAATACGACAAGTTAGTTGATAAATACGGCTTAGACGCAGTTTTAAAAGTAAGAAGTAAACAACAATAGAAAGGAATAAAAAATGGGAAACAACGACACATTAAACACAGGGGTATTTGACCGTACCCTATGGGCAAAAGAATTAATCAGAAATCTTGACAAATCAGGGGTTATGCTTGATTGCGTTAACCGTGATTATGAGGCAGAGGCTAAACAAGGGGCAAGCACAATTAATATCTTTGGTGCAGGCACAATCACAGTAACAGATTATAGCCCAAGTACTGCAATGACTTACACAGACCCAAGCGGTACTAAAAAAGAACTTGTTATGAACCAAAAGAAAAACTTCGGTTTCAAAGTTTCAGACATCGCAAAAGTTCAAACAAACGTTAAATTTATGAATAGATATATCCAAAATGCTAAGAAAAGCCTTATTATTACTCAAGATACATTCTTAATGGGTAAATATACAGACGTTCCAACAAAGAACAAATTAACAGATGTTACTGCAACAAAAACAAACATCTACGACACCTTTGTAGACTTAAAACAAGCCTTGACAGATAGTTACGCAGTTGACACAGACGGTAAAGGTGCAGACGGCAAACTTCCATGGGCTGTAGTTGATACTAAAACATTGTCATTAATCAAAAAATGTGATGAGTTCACACATGCAACAAAAATCGGTGATGAAAACATCAGACGTGGTGCAGTTGGTGAGTTTGGCGGTTTCTTGATTAAATGCACAACAAACCCAGTAACACTTACAGGTGGTAAACACTTAGTATTTGCCGGAACAACAGAGGCTATCACATTTGGTAGACAAATCATGAAAATTGATTCTCTACGTGATAAAGATGACCCATTCGCAACTTACGTTGCAGGCTTATGCGTTTACGGTGCAGTTACTGAACAACCTGATGCACTAGCAAGAGTTGACTTAACAATCTCATAATTGGCACTTTTGCTAATTCATAATAAAGGGGCTTACAGGCTTTGTCTGTAAGTTCCTTTTGTATAATAAAGGTATGGATAGTAAAACAATCATAATTTTTGGACGTAGTCCGTTCATAAACGAAATAAAGGAAGATATCCCACGTTTAATAGAGAAGTATCACACAATCGGAATAAATCAGTTTTATCAGAGTTTTAATGTCGAATATACTGCGTTTGCGGATTTATTAAAACCTTGCAACTTGCCTAAAATAACCAGTAAATTAATAATGTCGACTTTTGCAAGCCCTTACTGGCAAGACTACGAAAACAAAGAAGTTTTTGAAATAATGCATAATAGATTTGAATTTTCAGACGTTCCCTTTAGGCTTAATTACTTCTTTCACACTCCGTCATTTGCTTTAAACTGGGCATATTTAAAAGGGTTTAAAAGGGTTATAATGGGGGGTATCGATTTAATACAAAATACTGGACATTTCGATAATCCGAACTTTGTGCCGGATTGGTCTGATGATAATATAAAACTAGCAAAAGAACATTTAGAAACGGTATGTACAAAATACTTGGATTTGCACACTCTTAATCCTCATAGTGAGATTAAACTACCGTATTTGAATGTTAAAGAATTACTTTAGAAAGGTTATGAATATGGCAAAAACAACATTAACAAGAAAAAAAACAACAAAGAAAAAACCAGTAGCAAGGAAACCAGTTCAAGCGGTTAAGACAATTACAAAGACAGTTAAGCCGTCAATGGACGATATTATTTTAGGTGCAACACCTGAAGAAAAAGAAGTTACACTTTACGACGTTTTCAATAGAAAAACTTTCTTTGAGGTTGAAAACGTTGAACAAGGTACAAAAGATGTTGTAAGTGGAAAAATTGTAGAAACCCTTTTTGGAATTGATAGTCAAGAAGAAAAAGAACAGTTACAAGAGGATGCAGACGAAGTTATCATCAAAGACAGATTTCATCAAAGAGAATTATACATCATTAGAAAGGTATAAAAAATGATTACAGTTCAAAGACTTCTTGAAGAATTAGGCAATAAAGCATGGAGCGGATTCAACAAAGATGATATGATTTATTCTAACGAAGATGCCCAAACAGCAATTACCGAGTTAAACGGTGCTAATAGGTACTTACTTGCTTTAGAGGACTTCCCATTTAAAGACCAAGAAACGACAATTACAACTCAAAACAATAAATCAACATACACCGCACCGCACGGACAAATCAAGTTTATCTTTGATACAAAAAACAAAAGATATCTAGATTTTCTTGAAAATTCAGAAGAATTGCAAGAGCAAAGCGGTACACCTACAAAATTTTATATGGATTATGAAAATCCGGACTTACCAAAAATTGTGTTATATCCAACACCAAATGAAGAAATTACACTACTTGTTAAGTTCAACGAATTACGTTTTATTCTTAACAAACAAGGTGAGCCTATTGACGAGTTTTCAAGTGCTGATGATGTTTTAAACCTCCCTAAACACATTGAAAAATACTATATGGATGCACTTGTTTTGCGTACAATTGCACAAAACAATAAAGATATGACAGATGAAAACTATCAACCAACATTAAAAGAATTTGACGAGGTTTGGCGAAATTTTGTAAAACTAAGCCGACCTGTGCAAGATGATTTATACATAACGTTTTAATTTAAACTTCGACAAAATAACTTCATTTAAGGCTAGTGTTATTTACTAGCCTTTTCTTTTACTATCTCTTGAACTTGTACTTGTGAATCGTTATTAATAGGGTTATAAAGGTTGAAAATCAATAAACCTGATACGGTTATTAATAACAAAGACAAAACAACAATAACAGAAATCAACCACTTTAAAAGGTTGTTTTTACTTGCTTTTAGGTCTTTTATTTCGTTAAGATATAAACCCTCTCTGCTTGCTTTATCTTCAAGAAGTAACTGTTTGCTTTTATATGTTATTAACTCTTCATTATAACGTTCTAAACGGTTGTTATAATCGTTATTAACCGCTAATAATCGTTCATTATAATCATTGTTAACCTCGTTTAATTTGTTGAATACAAATTCAAGTGTATTGTCATTAATCGCTGATTTTTCATTTTTATTATAACCATTATTAACGTTTTCAACACTTAACAAATCTTCATTATAATCGTTGTTATTAACGTTATTAACTTCATTATAACCGTTATTAACAAACTCATTAATGATTTCATCTGAAATACTTACGTAGTTTACTTCCTTACCTGTGCTATCTTTCTTTAAAACGGTTGTTAAGTGTTTTCTTTTTATTCTCGACCACACAGTTGGAACAGAACAGCCCCAAATATCCGCTAACTCTGATATTTTTAATTCTTTCATACCCTTTTAAACTCCTTTATAAATGGTTTATAACTTCATTACAACTAATTAATAACGTTTAAAATAACTCTTGACATGACTTTACAATAGTTGCTATCATGTGTCAAGTTAAGTCATGGAAGCATGATTTAGGGATATTACAACTAAATACAAAAAATATCAGCCGTAGAGGTTACGACTGATACAATAACAATTATCTAACTTTATTTTTCAAAAACTATTGTATCAGATTAACCCCACTATTGCAACATTTTTGTATGCTTATTTTTTTATGGGAGAAATTATGAAAACACAAAAAGCAATCAAAAGCCATGAGGGGCATGGGTTTAACCAGTTTGAACTTACAAAAAATCTTGTTAACAATCTTTCACAATTCAAATTAACACCGAGTGCAAAACTGGTTTTATTGTATCTAAGCACTTGCTACAATCCGGAAAAACCGGATATTTACCCAAAACAAAAAACAATTGCTAATAAAATAGGCATTTCAGAACGTTCTACCGTTAGAGCGATTGAGGAACTCGTTAAGGCGGGTTTAATATTAAAGGAGTGTAATTACACTAACCGATATAAAATAACGTCTAGAATTTTACGAGAACAGCCTCAGAATGAAAAAATTTTTATACAAGAAACTTTGTCAGATACGAAATGCAAAAATGACACTCAACAATATGACAAATTGGCAGAACATGAACAAATAAAAGAAACAAAAAAAGAACAAGACAAAAAAATTCTCGAACAATATGCAATTGATAAAGGCATTACAAACGTTGTACCATACGTGAACGCAATTATGCGAAACGGAAACTACAACAATATTATTCGCAAATACGAACAAAAACAACAAGCACAAAGACAGGCTCAAGCCTGCAATGAGTTAACACAAAAACAAATTAAGCAACAAAAAGAAGATTTCAAAACTGCGAGCAGTCCTCTTGATTTTTCGAAAGATGAGGCTATTAACTATGTAAACAAAATGCCTATAATCTTGCGAAAAACTGGTTTTTGTGCAGAATTAATCAGAAAATATGACTTAATTGTCTAATCGTCAAAAGGCTATAATATTCATAAAAAGGGGATATTATGGCAACTTACGGAATAGAACAACAAATTTTTTCAAGATTTCTTGGCATAAGAGAAGTTAACGGAATCAACTCAAATGGTATGCTATCAGCAAGCAGAGTCAACAACGTTGAATTTTACCAGTCAGAAAACACAAACTGCGTAGGCATAAAAACACAAAAAGGACGTAGCATATACTTTTCACTTCCTGAAAATTACACTTGTTTGAAGTGTTGGAAGTCTGAACAAAAAGTGTCAGAGAACGAAGAAAGTAAAACTTTCATCTTTATTTATGCTGAAAACGACAAAAACGGCTCAATTTTTGTATTGAAACCTGCACAGGTGAAACCTGCACAGGTGATATCGAACCTTACTAAAACTGGAAAATGTAACGCATTAACAATGTCGTCAACCGCTTATGATGTTTTTATTTTCACAAACGGTTATGAACAAAAAGCAATCTCTTACGGTTGGGAAAATGACGGTCAAGACCTTGTAAAAGACATTGAGGCGGTGGACGTTTTAGGACGTTCGATTAAGTGGTTAGCAATGACCGAATGGAAAGGATTTTTAGTAGTTGCCAGTCAGTATGGAGTACATGCTTGCCACCAAAATGACATTTTTACGTGGAATGACAACCCTAAAACTATTGCGGATAGTTGGTATATTGACTATACAAGCAAAGTAACTTGTGTTATTGCATCGCAATCAGGTTTGTTTATCTTTACAGATAAAAACGTAGATTACTTAAATACAACTCCGAACGATACAACAAACTCGTACAAGGCAAATGCAAGTTTTAACGGTACTTTAGCACATAATAGTTTTTGCATTCACGATAAATACTTATTCTTCTATGACCCTATCCAAAAGAACGTTTACTACTTCTATATCAACGATAGTAACCAAATTCAATTGAGCGACCCTTTGGCTATGGAAGTGCAAAGTTACTTCAATGACGTAAAAACTCTTGAAATGACATCGGCTATTTATGGCGGATTTAATCAAATATGGCTATTAATAAACGGTGAAAAAATCCTTATTTTTGATTACTTGAATAAAGAATGGATAACACGCACAGGGCAACCAGTAAACGGAGTTACTTATATGGATAACAGGGTTTTAGTTGCTTGTGGTAACTCTATTATGCAAGAAAATTTTAACAATACATTTAATGGTGAGTTTTATCCTGCAGAATATAAAACAACGTTTATAAACTGCGGCAGCAATACAAACTTGAAAAAAGAGAAAACTCCGATTTTGCTTGTTTTAAACGATAAAACAGTAAACAATTTCTATGTTGAATTGTCTGTAAACGGCAAATTAAAATCACCTAAACACATTCAAATTATCCCAAAAGGGGTAGGGGTTTACGGTGGCGACGATGATGTTGGCATTTTTACACCTAATGAACAGAAATACGACAGTGCGACATATTCAGCAGATGAAACATATTCAAAACGTGTCGTAGAAATTTCAACACCGCAAACGTGGTATAACCTAGGCATTCGACTTTTCACAAAAGAACAAAACCAAGGTTTTTGTGTTGATTCAATCGAAATTAAAAACCTAAAAGCAAAAACAAAGACAAAAGGGCGATAGGCTAATTATAGTAGCCATAAATAAAGCCTGCAAAAACATAAGGTAAAAGCACGAAAAAAATATGGTATAAAAACATCAATACCAAACATGTTATTATCGCAGGTTTAATATACTTTTTTACTTCTAAATTCATAATGACATTATAACAGACAAAAAGGAGTTTTTCAAGTGGAACAAATAAACCTACAAGATATTTTGAAAGATATAATAAAAAAACGTTTTGAACAAGAAAAACAAAAACCTCTTTATCAAGAGTTTAAACAGTATGAGCAAGAAATAAACAATTTCAGAAACAATATTCAGCCTATGACAGATGAACAAGGAAATAAATTTAGACATCTTGCAGGGGCGGGTGCTATGGCTCAAAATAGAGGTTTTTGGCGAACTAATTACAATGGGTTAGGGAAAGAATTTGAAGATTATTTCATTAAACGCAAGGGGCTAAAAGACAGTTTAGGCGATATTAAAAACAACTTTACAGGTTCTCTTTATGGCTTTCTCAACAAAGACAAACCAAGAAGTGAGTTATATCGATTAATCTATGACAAGGAAGTAAAGTAAAATGATTATAGACCACGTGCGAAACATCGAAGAATTTAAAAGGTTATTCGCAGAAAGACCTATGCAAACAGATGTTTATAACATAGATTTTATCTTGAATAACCCCCATTTGTATTGTTTTTACGAAGAAACTACAGGCGAGTTGCTAGGGTTTATCTTCATAACCGAAAACAAAGGCAGATTGTTTTTAAGTGGGGTATCTTGCAAGCAAACCCATAATCGTATGTCAGAAATCAATACGGCTATAATTACTATATGTAACGCATACAATCAAGATATGTATAGCGATACAGACTTAAAATATGCTCAAGTAGTTTTACGTAGAGCAGGTTTTAAACGTTTAAGAAACACAAACATTTTCAAAAGGAGCAAATAATATGGGAAAAGGCGGAGCAGGTTCATACCCAACAACTAAAAGCAATAGCGGTTTATGGGGTTCAAGTACATCTAACGGCAAGGGGACTACATTTAACCCCACTCAATGGCAAAAAGACACAATGACTGTTGCAGGCTCAAGTCTTGCACCAACATTGAAAGAATACCTAAACCCCTCTTATAATTCAGAGGAGTTTTTGAAAACAAAGCAACAATTTAACGACCAAGCAAAACAAAGTTATGAAAATAACGTTTTGAGCCAAATGGCTAACAAGGGTTTAATGCGTTCAAGCGGATTACAAGCAAGTAATAACGCATTTAATTCAACTCTAGCAGACCAAGAGGCAAATTTGATGAACCAGTACAAGCAAAGCAAGTTAACAGATTTGTCTACATTGTTGGGCTTGTCTACAGACTTATACAACTATTCACAAGGTGAAAACAAGTTGAGTTCAACTCTTGCAAATTCAGTTGCTAACTACAACTTGCAAAACCAAGCATTGCAAAATCAATCTAACGCAAACACTATGAGTATGCTTATGAAAGGTGTAGGTACTGCAGGTGAATTGGGTACAATGTTCTTCTCGGATAAACGATTAAAAAAAGACATCGTAAAACTTGCTTGTGTTGACGGTATCAACATTTATGAATTTGAGTTTAAACAAGATACAGATTTGAAACTTCCAAAAGGAAAACAAATAGGGGTTCTTGCTCAAGAAATTCCAAGCGAATACAAAGAAAAATGCCACGGTTACTATTTCGTAAATTATGGAAAACTACCACAAGCAGTACAAGACACAATTAAAGAGTTATCACTAGATTTGAATAATAAGGAGTAAAAACAATGGGTTTAGCAGATATTTTTGGAAAATTAGGCGGTGGCATTTCTGCAGGTGCTACAAAGTTGGCTGATATCCTAAAAACAGGAATGCCACAACCACAAGCACCACAAGAAACACAACCACAACCAACTGGTGAGGGTGAGCAACAAACACAAAATCAAGTTTGGCAGGACAAACTAAAACAAGCAAATGAGATTTTTGCAAACAATCAGTTTACACCGCAAGAATACAAAGTTAACCCTTTGCCACAAATGAACTGGGGACAAAACAAACAATACGGCGGTTTGAGTGGTTTGTATCAACAATCAATGCAAAACGGCTTAATGTCAGACCAAGACTACAACAGATATTTACAAGCACAAAGAGGTTATTAATATGAATTTAAGAGATTTGTTAAGACAAAATACACCGGATAGCATTATCGATGTTAATGCAATAATGGGGGGGCTTGTTGCAGACCCTAACAGAGATAATACAGGGGCTTTGATTAATCCTGAACAAGTTGCACAAGTCAAAACTCCACAAATTAAAAGCATTCAACTTAATGATAATGGGTTAGTCATGTCTGATGAAGATATCCAAAACAACAAATTAAGACTTCAAGCAGAAAGTGTAATGAATGCACCTTTAAGTGTTCGAGAAAAACTTTTCGGTGCAGAAAGACCACAAACTTATACAATTGCACAGTTAAAAGACGGCAACAGTTCAGAGGCTCAACCACAATATGACGATTACAAAAAGGTAAATAACGGTTGGCTTAATGACTTTGCAGACGGTTACAAAGACAATTACAACAATGGTTTTAAGGTTAGCAACTGGAACGACGACCCAAAAGCAAAAAACATTGCTCAACGTTTGGGCGAGGGGTTAGGCTCTGCTATGCGTTTTATTGATAGTCCTATGGGTCGTATGGCAATTACAAGCGGTTTGGGTCTTGCTATGGGTTCAACCCCTGGGCAAGCATTAAGTTATGGTATCAATGCAGGTAATATTCACAATAAACTTCAAATTGACGATAAAGCATATAGAAACTTATTAGAGGAACAAGGGCTAGACACTTCTAAGTTGGGCAATGGTTGGGTAGACAAAGAACTTGCACAAACCTATGCTTTGAATAATTACAGAAACGGTATGTTAGCAAATAAAAACTTAAAACTTACATACGACCAGTATAAAACACAAATGACACAGTTAGACCAAATGTATAGAAACGGTCAAATATCGCCTATGCAGTACGCACAGTATAAAGCAGAGTTAGGACAAATGTTTAAAAACTCAGGCATTCAAACAGGCATTGACTATAACGGTAACAATTTGCAAACTTCTAACCAAACAGAAAACTCGAAAACTTATAAAGAAGCAGTTAAACAACAAGGAGAACAAGGCTGGGCTAGGGTTGGCTTGACTGCTAGAAGTTTAGACCAACAAGCAGAACAAAACCGTATTCAAAATGCAAAATTATCAGACACGCAATTAAAAGACCTAACAACTTCAACACAAGCCATGACTCAACTTGATAACATTATTAAAAAATATTCGGACGAAAAATATAATGATGTCTTTGGGCTTTTGGGTGCAGCAAAAAGAAACCCTATAACATCGAAATTCTCGCCTAAAGTTTCAGAATTAAGACAAGATGTAGATTTGTTTAGAAAATCTGTCGCCAAGGCAGTTGAGGGCGGAAGATTAACCGACCAAGACCAAATATATTATGAAAAAGCCTTGCTAAATCCTAACTTATCACGAGAAGAATTTGTCGCCCTTGCAAAAAAATACAAAAATACACTAATAGAGAACAATACAATAATGTTAAACAATCTTGAAAAACAAGGAAATAACGTCGACGCCTTTAAACGTAATGGGCGAGCATTTTAATAATTATAATAGTCGTTAACGCACCTTTTAAGGTGCGTTTTCACTGTCTTTTGCCATACCATAATTCAGGTATACCAGTTAAGTCGCTTTTTGTTTGCTCGGTAAAACTAGACATATCTTTCGAAAACTTTAAAATTTGATAAGTGTTATCAACAGTATACTTGCGTTTTGCAATGATGCCATTATCAACATTGTACAAATCAAAACAGGCTTTAAAATCGCTATAATAATGACTTGTTAAACTTTCGGCATATATTCTACATAATTGTTTTTTTTCATACCTATAAACTTGTATTATTTCGCCTGTGCCACCTTTAAGACAAGTAACTTTATAAAAAATACTGTCTAATGGGAAGTCTGTTTTTGTAAGTTGCCCCTTTATGCTTTCAGCATGAACTGAATAAGAACAAACCAAAATAAAAATTAAAATTAGAATTTTTTTCATCTTTTGTAGATTCCTTTATTTAAAAAACTGTTATCAAAACTTTTATTTTTTCGTATTTTTCGCCATATTAAAAGCCTTTTGCGTATACTACACTTAAAACGGCAAATATGCCTAAAAACATTAAACCTAATAAAAGTTTTTTCTTCATTTCATACTCCTTTTGTTTCATGTTCCATGCTAATTTTAATCTGTCAATAATACGATAGGCTAAAATTAGAAAAAAGGGGAAAATATGGATAACACAAGTACATTTATGACTGACGACGAAATAGGGTTATTTATTAAACACGGCTACACCGAAAAAGATATTCAAGACTGTGTTAATGACTATAGGTATAACAAAAATTTAAAAGACCCTGAAATTAATCAACTAATGAGAAATAGACTTGAAGAGTTCAGACAACTTGACGAAGAACAAAATCAAGTTTTACAAGGCGGAATAGAGAAAACAATAAACCTTGCACCGTCGAATATTTTACATAATATAGCCGACCCTATAGGTGCAGGCATTAATGCACCTATTAAGGCATTAAAAGACAAACAGACTTTCTCTGATGCATACAATGACCTAAGACAGAGTTTAAAAGATGAACGAGAAAACAACTCTTTGGCAAAAATGCACGACGGTTTAATAGACTTTTTGGCTTACGGAAAAATAAACCCATTTAAAGGTGCTAACCCTTTAATAAATTTAGGCTTAAATAGTGGGCTACAAGGAGGTTTGATTAATACTGTAGAAAGTTTGAAAGACAAAGGGTCAAACCTTAAAGAAAACGCAAAAGACCTTGTAAGTGGTGCATTGTGGGGCAGTGGTTTAGGTGTTGGTACACAGTTGGGGCTTAACAAACTTGCCAAAGGTATGGAAAGTCCAGTTTTTAAAGATAAATTAGCCGGTGCTTTAGAAATTCTTACAAGTGTTCCTAAAAAATACTCTGTGAGAGCATTACAAGAAGAATTAAAAGGAAAATCTATTTTAAATGGCTCTTTCGATGAAGATACTGCATATAGACCTATTGGCGAAAAAATAAGACAAGCAAAATCTTTAATAGAAAACAAAGATTACTACAATAACGAGTATTACCGTTTAGGACAAAAAGCCTATAAGGGTATGCAAGAAGTTTATAACAAATTAACAAGTAAAGTTGATAACTCTTTAAAACGTTTGCCAACCTCTGAGGATTTTGCGGAACAATTTAATCGTTTAGGACAAAAAGCCTACGAGGGATTTAATAACAAACAAACAAAACTTGAGCAAGACATCAGAGCAGTTTTAAACGAAATGGGCGAAAATCCAAACACTTTGGATATTCAAAACTTGCGTAACCAAGTAATGGAAACTATAAACTCATTTTCAAACGGTGGCGATATAAACCCAGCCTTAGAAACTGCAGGGCGAGAAATAAGAGATGTAAAACGTTTCTTGGGTATGCTTTCAGCCGAAGAAAAACCGCAAGCCTTAAATGACATCTTAAGCGATGCAAACAAAAAAATGGGCTTTTATAATGCTTTTGATAGTGAGGGCGAAAACATTGCCCTTGATTTGTTGAGTCAACAAACAGGAAAGGCAAAAGAATATTTAAGAATGATTTTAAAGGCGAACAATCCGCAACAAGCGAAACAAAAAGCCTTTGAAACACTTATGAACGAAATCGAAACAAAACCATTTGATAATCTAAGTATTGACGGTTCAAGGTTTTATGCAAAATATCCGGAGTTATTCGATATTATGCAAGACAGTACAACAAATAAAGAGTTTATGACAAAACTTGCAAGCCGTATAACTGGACGTGATTTTAAGAAATACAACTTTGATAACGACCCATTAGCAAGTACAATTGAAGAGGCAGACAATAGGTTTAATAAAATTACCAACAACTTGATTGAGAATTTGCAAAAAACAGATAAAAATTCTGCATATAATAAGGCTTTTGAAGATTTTGGCAAAAATTTTGGTGGTATTGATGAGAGCCTTAAAGAAGAGTATATGCTTGATTTAATGGACGTTATAAACAAGGTTGAAAACGTTGAAAACCCACAAATAAAGCCTATTGATTTACACAACATAAAAGAATTGCTTTATGATAAAGCAAACTATGACATCGCAAATAGCGGAATTAGAAACAACGTATTAAAGGCTTTGGCAAACGATATAAATAGCACATTGAGAAGTGCTAACTCTAAATATGCACAAGTTAACGATGCATTTAAAATGCTTAAAGATGTAGAAAAAGCCTTTGGCGGTTCGCAAGGTGTTAACCCTAACACAATTGCAGGAAAATTGATGAGTTACGGCGAAAAAGGAAACATTCTAAGCAATATGGATTCACGTTTGAGAAATCTTGATGCAATGGTAGACACACCAAATAAGTTTTTCTTAGACACAAAAGCATTAAAAAATCGCATGAATGAACTTGATATGCTTAAAGACGACATAAAAAGCATAAACCCACAATTAAGAATGAGAGCATTAAGCCAACTGGATAGACTTACAAACGGTGGTTTTTATAACGATATAACAAACATAAATAACTTTGAAAGTTTAGGCGATTATAACCCTTTACAAGGAAATATTGTAAACGCAAAAAATATCGCTTCTAAAATGAGGGGCTTTGGCTCTGAAACAAATACATTGAGAGGTGCAGACTTAACTTTAAAAGATATCGACTCTATAGTCGGAAATGATTATAAATTTTATGATGAATTAAAAGACTTAAGCACTAGACATAATGAAGTAAAGGACATTTTAAAAGAAATAAATGCAAAATCTTACGAAAAACACCCTAAAAACTTAAGCAACATACAATATACCGCAGGTGAAGAGGCACTAGACAAACTCCAAAAATTAAGCGGAATTAATTTTATGGACGACTTAGAGAAAACTGTTTCGGCTGATGCTTTAAGCCATTTATTTTCTGGGCAACAAGGCGGTAGTGGTTCGGCTGAGGGTATGGCAAACTTATATCGTAAAACCTTAGTAAGTGAACTTTCAGACTTGCCGTTTAAATTAGGACTTCTTTTTTCTACTGGCTTATTTAGTCCTAAAAATATGGGGGCAGGCACAATTAAAAACCTTGGTGCATTATACAGACAAGCAGAACAAGGCACACCGCAGTGGTTAATACCCTTATTGTTTGGCACTAAACAGAATTTGAGTAAATAAGGGGCATAAATGCCCCTTTAAAATATTGCTATTCTAAAGAAAAGAAAGGACACACTATGAGTAGCAATATTACTATGTTGAAGTCTTTTGTTGAGGGTGAAAAGATTAAGGCAAAAGACACAAACAATAACAACACGTATCTCGATAAGAAAATCGACCAAACAAAAGCGGAGTTAGAAACAAAAATAAACAACGTTTCAAGTTCGTTGACTCCGTTCTCTCTTAATAACTGCTCTTACGTTAACGGCAAGAGAGTATTTTTAACTTTGGATACATCTGCAGACGAACAAGGGACAGTTACAAAGGTTTTACACGCACACGCACCGTTTACATTCACAACTGGTAACAGAATGACTGTAGAGGTTACAGAGGACATCTATTTAGATGTTACGAACTTACCTGCAGATAATACTTATAATGTTTACTGCGATTATAACGAAACATCTAAGATAGTAACACTTGTAACATTAATGAATAGCATATACAAGGCGGAAGCACAACCGGACAATATGGCGATTAATGATATATGGATTAACACGCAAGAGCCTATGTCTGCGTACATTAAAACTATCTCTAGTATCGAAGAAACAAACAAAACTCTTGTAGGTACTTATAAGGGCGATACTATTGACGGCACAGGGCTTGCGACAGATAAAAACACAGACAAAACCAAATATGCCGTAAACAGTGGTGCGGTTGATACCGACGGCAACCCTGCGTATCTTGTATCTTATACGCAAGACGTCGAAATTCCTGCAACCGCAGAGGGCGGAACTGCAACAACAGAAACACATACATATCTTAAGTTACTTGCAGGTACTGTGTACACAGACGGTGCAAGCACACATGCTGTACAAAGTGATGTAATATTAGACATTACGGATTTGAATGTTGCAGATACTAACTACAATGTTTTTGTGGAAAATGTTAATGGCTCTGACGTTCTATCCGTAAAATCTAACGCAGTTGAAGTCTGCAACATTGCTACTGTTCCAAAAGAAAATGCAGACGATAATTATTTAATTATTCCACAAGAGCCGTTAAAGGCATACTGGGTTAACAGTGGTGGAACTAAAACTGGCACAAATGTCGTCCACATTGGTTCTTACACAGGGGGGGGGTAACTAATCCGTTATTAAAGGATTACAGCGATAACGTCTTAACTGACTTAAGAGTAAAGCGAGAGGTTCGGCTTATAGAAAATTACGTAAACGGTACATCTTGGTACAGAATTTATTCCGACGGTTGGTGCGA